GATGCAGATGATCGACGCAGGTGCGCCAGCGAGACCATCATCGCGGCGTTCGCCTTCGCTGCGGATTAGGTTTGTCGAATTGCAGAACGGGCACGGCAGGAGCGCCGCTTCTAGTCCGGCTTCATGTAGGGTCATGGCAGTTCCTTCCGCAGATTGTTTCGGGAGCGCAGCGGCCTGTGTCCTGGCTCGAACCCGCGCGACTGAATCTCTGTTCTGCTGTTGATCGGCCGGTGCTCGGCCTTGGGCTTGCGAACGCGCGCCTTGAATATCTTGCGCCGTTCCCGCTTCTCGCGGTTCGCACCAGGCCAGCTTGCATAAAGCGCCATGGCGACGGCGAATGGGTCGGGGATGCCGTAGCTCGTCCACCATGCGAGCTCGTTGCGTGAGTGCTGCTCGTCGTGGTGGTGACGGCACAATGGCAATACCCATTTGTCGTCCGGTTTCTCGCCCATGCCGGTCTGCCGCTTGCCGTACTGGCGAGCGGCCGTCCGCAGGTGAGCCGGATCGGAGCCGGGACGCTGGCAGATGAGGCAGGGCAACTTCCTGACGAAAGCCAGATAAGCAGGTTCCTCAATGCGCGGCTGGCGCTGGTTCATTGCGGAATCTTCCACCCCTCAAAATCGGCTTTGAGGTCGCGCCAGAGCTGCGAGCCGTGTTTGTCGGTATCGAGATCGGCGCGGCTCTTCACGGCGCACGCGAGGCGTACAACAGCCGCCGCAGCATCGGGGTCCGGTACGTCTTTGCCGGAACGCTCCGACAGGAACTTACGGAACACGGGATTACCGCAGAGGATTCCCGCCATCTGCGCATTCCTGACCGGCAGCTTGATCGGCTCGTCCTTCTGGACCTTGTTGGGATCGATCCTCGCAATGCCAACCCAAACCTCATTGCCGGGGACGGGGGCGCCAAGCATGGCGATAGCGTCAGCCATCTGCTCGATCGGCAGCTCGAATACGACCTGACAGACGGAGCGGGTCTTGACCGTCTTAATGTCACTGTAGGTTGCAAGGATCGGCATTGGGGTGCTCCCGACTGGCGGCATTGGGGCTGCCGCCAGTCTGTTGGTTGCGCTCAGAAAGGGATGTCTTCGTAGCCCGGCTCGGGCTGCCAGCCGGGGTCTGCGCCGGGGGCGTGATACCCATTGTCAGACGGCTTGCCGATTGCCTGATATTCGGGGGACGCCTTGATGATGGTTTGCAGGCCATCGCTCAGCTTGCCGAGAACGCCAGCGTCGAAGTCCTCAAGCGAGAAATAGACCTTCTCGTTGGTCAACTGGCCTGCTGGCATCTGCTTGGGAAGCTTGGTCACGCCCGAGATGTTGGCGTAGGTCTTGCCCTCTTTCTCGACGCGCATGATCGAGAGCAGGCAAGGGGCGCCGATAAGGTTCTTCGTGTCGAAGCCGTCCTCGCCGAAATCGGATTCCTCGAACGGCTTTCCGCGCCAGCTTTCGAGCGTCTTGCGCAGGGTGGCCTTTTCGCTCATCGACCACGTGAAGCGCTGCGAGATGGTCCACGGCTTGCCGTCTTCCATATGCTCCTCGGGGTCTGTTATCTCCCACGAGAGCATGACCTTGTGCTGATGCTTCGTCTGCCCTTGGTAGCTCGATTGCTGCGTCCCAAGGTCAATGAAGCGGTAGCAGATGGCTGGGAAGACGCCGGCCGGTGGCGGTGTGAAATCGCCGCCTTCCGACGGCTTTGGAAGGTGCATTTTGTAGCTCCTATTTCGTTCTGATAGACAGCGTTGCTTCGCCCTGTTCCAAGTGTGCGCCGGGCAAGTTGCCTTCGGCCTGGAGGGTGGCGAGGATTTCGGTCTTGAGCGGCACGCGCTCGGTCTTCACGTAACCTTGGGGGATCTGGTCCAAGTCATCGATCACGACACGGGCGCGGCCCTTTGCCATGCTGAGCGTGGCCACCGGCAGGCGCACCATCGTCTTTTCGGCGTGCTGCATGATGGCGTAGGCGAGGGACTTCAACGCCTCTGCCTTGCGGTCGAAGCGTTCACCGCGCTCCCGTAGGGCCGACATGCGCAGCGCAACGGCGTCCTTCATCGACACCATGTCGAGAAAGGCGGTGACAACGCGCTCAAGCACGCTGTCGAAATTCGTCTCGCCCTCTATCATTCCAGCGAGCAGTTCAGGGTCTTCGCTCAACTCAGGATAGATTGCCTTGAGGCGGTCGATTTCCCGGAGTAGAACAGCGGTGTGGACTTCGAGGATATCAGCCATTCATTGCCGCCTTCCGGTCCATTGCTACGGACAGATTCCACAGCGCATTGCGCCAGTATCGGCGCGCTTCCGAGCGGTGCTTGCGATAGCTGGCGAGGTCGCCCTTGGCTTCGTCCTCTGCCATCCAGGCGCGGTACTTGTGGGCAAGCTTCCGCTGCGTCAGGGCCAGCGAGGCAAACGCCAAGTACTCGTCGCGCATGACGATGCGGCGGATCGCAGCCGGGCCAGTTGTGTGGGCAAGAGCAAGCGGGCTCATTTGCGCTTCATCTCCTGTTCGGTGAGCTTTGACGTGGCTGCTTGGACGGCTTGGAGCGCTACTTTTGCGCCCGCGTACATCCAAGGATCGGGTTTGACGTTGGCGAGGGGATGGGGCGCGGGAGTGGTCACGTCACCAACTCCGAATGACTGCGCGCTTGCCGCAGTTCGGGCAGTCAACCCATTCCATGCCGTCAGGGCCGCCACCGTAATCCGTGCCGTGCACGGCCTTAACCTCGCGCTGCTCGTATTCAATGATGGATGCGCAGTGACGGCAGGTCACCCGCTTGAGCACGCTTTCGTCTTTGCCGACTACCTTGGCCATTCACGCCCCCGGTTCTGAGACGGATTGTTGGGATTTGGTGAGGGCGGCTTCGAAGGCTTCGACCTTCGACATGTCGGCCTCGAAAGCCGTGCAGTGACGCGGCGTGTCCCAAACCACCAAGGGATGGCGCATACGCATTGTGCCGGGACCGCCCAACTCGATCTGGTGAGCTTCACGGAAAGCCTTGATCGCAGCGTCCCGGCTGTAATCGACGCCGATCATGATTTGGCCCATGGTGAAGTTGTGGACGTACTCGCCTTCGTCGTGGAGAAGCCCGATTGCCTGATCAGGCGTGAGAATTACTCGCTCGTCGCTCATGCTGCTTCACTCCCCCTCAATCCCCGTTCCCCCACATACGCATCAACAATGCGCTTACGGCTGGAACGGGCTTCGTGATATTCTTCGCTCACGGTCTCGTGGTAGTCCGGCCAGAGCAGCTTGCCGGAGTGTCTCATTTCATCCAGTTCCGCTTCGGCCTTGGCTTCACGGCGCTTGAAATGCAGTGCCTTTGCTGCTGGAACGAGGTTCGCGAAGGGAACGTAAACCGGCGACCTCTCCCAAGCGTCGAGTGCTGCGATATGGTTCATTCTCTCATCCCCACATATCTAGAACAGTGTATTCGGGTTGGTATGTCTGTGTGGTGTTGGGGCTAGGCGGCCGGGAGTTCCTGCGCGTAGACGCGGCTGAAGTCTGGCTCATGCTTGGCAGGGAAGGGATCGACGGCCTCAGGGCCGGGATCGCGAGCAATGCCGATGATCGCCCACTCCTGCGCCGCGTAGTCGGCGCAGAGCCGAGCGTTGTAGAGGTCGCCCGCATCGAGCGACGCCTTGGACAGCGCCTCGAAATTGCGGGCCCGGTCCGCAAAGTGCTTCCGATCAATGTTCATTTCTCTCATCCTCGCTAAATCAGGGTGCCTTACTGGCGTTGGGGGTTAGGCGACATCCATGCCGTCAGCGAAAACCGGAGGCGGCTCGTTCGCGAAGAACTCCCACCACTTGTCGCTTTCCCATTCGGTCCATGTACCGAGTTCGTCGTGCGGTTCTCGGCGGTGTTGGTGGTAGATGCGCGGGCAATGCCACGTGTCGCGCTCCGCGACCTCGGCGCACCACTTCACCGCCGCCGAGAATGTCGTCAGGGTCATGCTTGCTTCGAAGGCGCCGAGGTCCACATAGTCGGAAACGTGGTGCTCCCCGCCGAACTTCTGGATCGGCGTCCCTTGGGCAATCGCCACCTTGTGGGCAGCTGCTAGAGCGGCGGCCCACTCGCACCAGGTCACGAGGAAGCGCGTCTGCTCCCGCTCTCTGACTTCCGTGCCGTCCGTCATTTCTCGCCTCGTCTTGAAATCAGGGTGCCTTACTGGCTGACAGGGAGAGAATGGTACAAAACGTACCGACATGCAAGTGCAAAAAGCACCACACGGTACGAATTGTGCGTCAGAAGGGGATGAAGCTGCCTATGACGACACCGGCGATCCTGACGATTTCGTCGTCTTCTCCGGTGCTTAGCGCGACCTCTTCCTGGTACCTAGGATCGGTCGAAACGGGCATCAATTTCATGCCAGTCGAGGTGAAGCGCAGCTCTTTGATCGTGTTTTCGTGCAGGCCGGCGCGCTCGCGAACGACATGCACAAGCTGCCCGTGCTGAGCGCCGCCGGGATAGCTGTCGAAAGGCACGCAGATAGCGTAGGCGCCCTCAGGAATGCGTTTGTTAACGCTGGGGCCGTCGATTATGACGCTATACTGCAATGCGGCTGGGACATCGGGCCTAGGGACCGCTGGCACCAGAACCCCCTCAAATTCTTGAGGCTCATCGTAGCGAAAGGTTCCCGCGCTAACACGCGCGATCACGGGGACGTTAACGACTTGGTTAACTGACTTCGGCTCCGATCCGTTGCCTACGCCTAAAATGTAGGCCGGCGTGCTCCCAAAGGCTTGAGCATACTTGCGGGCCGCGTCTAGGCGAATCCCCCGCGTGCCGTTCTCGTGGCTCTTATAGGTGTGCTCCGACCAGCCGAACGCCTTCGCCGCAGCTGTCGCGGTCGCGAATCCTTTCTTGGTCCGCAACTGCCTGAGTCTGTCGGCGGGTTCTGTCATGGCGCGGACCGTATCCGTGCGTGCGGTACGTTTCGCACTTGAACATGAGCCCGACATCCGGTACATAAGGTACCGAGATGATCGAAAAGCCGAACACATTTCGCACCCTGATCGAAGCCCTCGGCGGCGTCAAGTCGTTTGCCGACAAGATGAAATTGGGCGAGTTCGCCGCGAAGAAGATGCGGGATCGCAGCTCCGTCGCGACCGACCACTGGCCCCGGCTCCTTCAGGTGTGCCGAGAGAACGGCTTCCTCTTCACGACCGATGACTTCGTGGACATGGCCACGCGGCGCGAAGTGGAGAAGCGTCGGAGGAAAGCCGCGTGAAGCTTAATCCAATCCCTTCCGACATAGCAGCCTTCGTCGCGTACGACCCCGAGACGGGCATACTGACTTGCAAAACGCAATGGTCGCCGAGAGTGCCGGTTGGCGCGACGCTCGGCACCATGACTGATGACGGCTATGTGTATTGTCGCTTTCGCTACAAGTCTTACGGAGCGCACCGTCTCGCCTTCTATCTGATGACTGGCGTCCAGCCCGGACTGATCGACCACAAAGACGGGCACCGTTCTAATAACCGTTGGTCAAATCTCCGCCCGGCAAATCGGTCTCTTAATGGCGCGAACCGTCGCCACGAAGGCGTGCTCCTGAAGGGAGTCAGGCGCCTCACGCGGAGCGACAGGTTCGAGGCGAGAATCGGCGCTCGGAGCAAAAGAAAATCTCTGGGGTACTTCGACACCGAGCAAGAGGCGCACGCCGCCTACTGCCGTGCAGCGGTTGAGTGGTACGGCGAATTCGCGAGGTTCGCGTGAACCACGGGGGCAGCAACAGCTGGCATCTAGTTCGCCGACTCCTTAGCCTTCGCAAGCTGCGATTGGATTTGCTCAATCCCGGCTTGAATATTGGCGACGGTGCCCATCGGCAAACGCAGCCGGGCAACGACTCTGATCTGAGGTACGCCGCCTGTTCCATAGTCTACGACGGCAGTGCCCAGGCTGAGGTGCAACACCCCGTCAATGATGCGCAGTTCGGTGTAGACGTCGGCGAATTGAACCGGCAGGGGCGCGGGCTCAATGATGGCATGCTCAACGCCGCCAATTACCATGTGTTTCAGCGTGGTTTCGGTGTCGGACATTCGCTCCCCCTTGATGAACTGAACCAGGCATTCGCACGCTCGCTGGCGAGGGAGTCAACCCCGTGACCCGGCAGGTGCCCTCCGACCTCAACATCGTGCGCCGGTTCTATGACCGCTGGGAGCCGTTCGAGGATACGCGCCGGCAGATCAGCGACGACCTCAAGGAACTGTTTGCCGAGGCCAAGGCCGAGGGTCTGAACCCAAAGGCGTTGCGCTCCGCGTTCGCTGAGCAATACCGCGTCGAGCACCAAACCAACGACGAGGCGCAAAAGCGCCTGAACGACGGCACTGATTTCGATCTTTACCTGTCCGCCCTCGCACGCGTGCGTGAGAGCGACGACGAAACACCGCCCGCTTCGCAAGAGCAACCGGCGGACGACGGTCTGACAGAGCCGGCTTTGTCGCAGGGTAGCTCCCTGCCAGCGAACACCAAGTCTGTCCCCATCCTCTCCATCGCCCCCGGAGGCGAGGCTATCGCGCACGGAGGTTACATCCGGTGAGCGGGCATAGGGAGACGCAGCGCCGGAGCTGGGGAGACTCCGTAGGGCGGGGGAACGCTGCGCCTGCCTATGCCTGTCAGTTCGATCTTGCCGTTGACCGCGTGCAAGCTGGAGCGGGTTTCAACTCCACCCCCGCTTTTGCCCTCCAAGGTCACACTGGCGGGGGTTTCGTCCCCCGCGCTTTTCATCGCGTTGCGCGTTCCGGCTACCTCCCCGGATTCGCGCACTGGTGCCGTGAGGGTACCCGGCGAGTCGGTCGGTTGCTCCCGACTGATCGGCTCGCCGCTCAATCTCAGCGCGCGCCGTCTGGCACTGCGCTCAGCCTTCAACAGAACTTGGCCTGCCAGGGTTCCGATCTGCTTGAAGGTCACCATAGCGTCCTTTCTCAAGTCGCTGGTTTCGATGACCAGCAACGTAGAGAGGCCGAAACCCAAAATGTTGGAATTCCCTTCCAGAGAGCGTGAGGAAATGAGCGCGTCAGCTCAGACGATGTTGCGCGAGTACGCCGGCCACCGATGGCCGACCATGAACCACAAGGGCCGCATTGCGCGCCTCGCGGACGTGCTTGGGCTGCGGCATCGGCGCGTGCGCTCGATCTATCAGAACGAGGGCGGCGTGAGCCTGCGGGCCGATGAAATGGCCGCAATCACCGCACTCAAGAAAACCGCGGCGGCGGACGAGGAGAACCGGGATGCTTTCATGGCTTTGCAGGTGCGTGTTGCTCGCCTTGAGGCGGCACTTGCCCATGTCGATGAGGCGTTCTTTGACCCGCAGATGGCTCCGTATCGCGAAGCTCTACATGGGGCACGCCGAGCAGATGAGCCCGGCGAAGCTCGACACGACGACTGACTGACTAACGCACACCACGGCGCTGAAGGGCGCCATATGGGGGAATAGACCTTGGGGCAGCACGCGACAATTGCCGCGCTCTACGTCGAAACCGGCGGGGCATACTACGGCCTCGACGGCGTAGAGCCGTGGGACGAGGCGCGGGACGCCCGCAGCTATGCCGGGCCGTGGCCGGTCGTGGCGCACCCCCCGTGCCAGCGCTGGGGCCGGTTCTGGCACGGATCGACCCGCAAACCGCACCAGTTCGAGCTCGGCGCTGACGGCGGCTGTTTCGCCGCGGCCCTTCAATCGGTTCGAGCCTGGGGTGGTGTGCTGGAGCATCCGGCTCACTCCCGCGCCTGGCAGGCGTTCGATCTCAACCGGCCGCCGATTGATGGCGGATGGGTCGCTGCCGATATGGCCGGCGGCTGGACCTGCCATGTCGAGCAGGGATTCTACGGCCACGCCTCGCGCAAGCCGACCTGGCTCTACGCGTACGGGGTCGATCTTCCTGAGCTCCATTGGGGACGTGGCGAGCAGCGCATCCCTCAGTGGATGATCGACCGCTACGGCTATGAGAAAGCCCGACGCATCGGGGTCGTCGCCATGGTCGGCGGCAAGGACAAGACGCGCATTCGCAATGCCACGCCGCCGGCCTTCCGCGACCTGCTCATCAGCATCGCCAGAAGTGCAGTCAAGTCGGAGGCTATTGCAGCATGACCCCCGAATTCGCGGCCGTCCGATCCGCAATGGCCGATCTGCTCGATGGCTATGTGCCGACCTATCGTCCGGCAAAGCCAGGGAAGGTCGTGAAGCTCAATCCCGCATTCGAGCGAGCGGTACGCGGTCCTGTTCGCAAGCCTCAGGCCATAGCCGAGATCGAGGCAACAGCATCGCTGATCTACTCCGTATCGACTGCGCCAACCCTCGCTGAAATGGCGGGAAGGGGGAGGGGATGACGGGACTGGACGCGCCCTTTCCTTGGTTTGGAGGCAAGTCGTCAGTGGCGGATCAGGTGTGGAGCGCGCTTGGAAACGTGGCGCACTACATAGAACCGTTCTTCGGTTCCGGCGCAGTTCTGCTGCAGCGACCGCACCCACCAAAATTCGAGACCATCAACGACCTAGACGGCATGGTGGCAAATTTCTGGCGGGCGACCAAAGCTGCGCCGGAGGAAGTGGCGGAATACGCCGACTGGCCTTGCAACGAGGCCGACCTCCACGCGCGGCATTTGTGGCTGGTAGGTCAGCGCGAACGAATGACAGAGCGCCTGATGGGCGATGCGGCCTGGTTTGATGCCAAGGCAGCGGGCTGGTGGCTGTGGGGTGCCTGCAATTGGATCGGGTCGGGCTGGTGTAGCGGCAAGGGGCCATGGGTATCTGTCGATGGCGTACTGACGGACACGCGCCAGCTTCCCCATTTGTCCTCGGCCCAGGGCGTCAACCGCCAGCTTCCCCATTTGTCCGAGGGGCGGGGCGTCAACCGCCAGCTATTCATCACCGAATGGATCGATGAACTGTCGAATAGGCTGCGTGACGTGCGCATCGCCTGCGGGGATTGGACGCGCGTCACAGGGCCATCGGTGCTCGACGCTGGCGGCGGCATCACCGGCATCTTTCTGGACCCGCCGTATGCGCAGGCCGAGCGCGCCGACGTCTATGCAATGGAGTCGCCAGTATCGACGGACGTGCGCAAGTGGTGCGCCGCCAATGGAGACAATCCGGCGGTTCGGATCGTTCTCGCTGGCTATGACGGTGAGCACAACGATCTCGAAGCTCGTGGTTGGCAGACTTTCGAATGGAAGGCGCGAGGCGGGTACGGCTCGCAGGGCGACGGACGCGGCAGGGAGAACGCCGCTCGCGAGCGTCTCTGGCTATCGCCTCATTGCATGGGCGTGGCGCCCGATCTTTTCGCAGGAGCAGCCTAACCATGTCCAACCCCAACCATATCCGCAAAGAGGTATTGGCGGAAGGCGTTGAGCTGTACCTCGGGGACTGCCTTGAGGTGTTGCCGACGCTCGGTGCCGGCTCGGTTGAGATCGCGGTCACGTCGCCACCGTATAACCTTGGCGAGGGTATGGAGGACAAGGGGGGCCTTCGCGTTGGTCACGCCGGCAGCAAATGGGGCGACCGAAAGCTTCGGGAAGGGTATGGAGAGCATGACGACGCAATGCCCTACCCTGAATATGTTGCATGGCAGCGCCGCGTCCTCGATGAACTGTGGCGCATCACCAGCGGAGCCATATTCTACAACCACAAGCCCCGCGTCGTTAAGCGGGAAGCGCGCCTGCCCACTTCGATTGTCCATTTGCCCGTCCGTCAGGTGATCATCTGGGATCGCGGCTCGGGCTTCAACTGCATGGCCGGCGCCTACATGCCTGTCAGCGAGTGGATCGTTCTGTGCGCTCATCCTGAGTGGGAGTTGCGACACAAATCGGCAAGCGCGATTGGCGACATTTGGCGGATGCTTCCTAGCGTCGATCCCGAGCATCCGGCGAGTTTCCCTCTGGAGCTTCCGACCAATGCACTCGAAACCAGCGGCGCTGCATCGGCCATCGACCCTTTCATGGGCGTAGGGACGACTGGCGTTGCGGCCGTCAAACTCGGGCGGCGGTTCACCGGCATCGAGCTTTCGCCGAAATACTTCGACATAGCCTGCCGTCGCATCGAGACCGCCCTCCGTGCCCCGTCGATGTTCATCGCCCCTCCCAAGCCCGCAGAACAGCTTTCCATCCTTGATGAGGCATCGTGATGTCCAACCCCAACCATATAGAGGGAGAGGGGGAACTGCGGCTGAGCTTGCCGTTCCCTGGGCCGTCGCTGTCTCCGAACGCGCGTGTCCATTGGGCATCGAAAGCCGCTGTGGTGAAAAGCGCTCGCTTGGCCGCGTGGACGATCACGCGCCAGGCTGTTGGTCCAGTCAAACCTCGCTGGCCGGCTGCGTCCCTCACCATGACGTTCTGCCCGCCAGATAAGCGCCGCAGGGACCGCGACAACCTCATTGCCTCAATGAAGGCCGCGACCGACGGCATAGCCGACGCGCTCGGCACCGACGATTCCAAGTTCATAGTCACCTATGCAATGGGCTCTCCCGTCAAGGGCGGCTCGGTTGAGGTGACGATTGCGAGGGCAGCATAATGGGGCACGAGAATAGCGGCCGTCCTGTTTGGGTGTGGACGCCGGAACTGGTGAAAGCGCTGACGGAGCTGTGGAACGACCGTGGCCTATCGGCATCTGAGATCGGGGCAAAGCTCGGGGTGAGCAGGAGCGCAGTGCTCGGCAAAGCGGCGCGACTTCAGCTCGTAAAGCGCAAGGGTGCATCGACACCTCGCAGACCGGTCCAGGAAGGCTCGCACCATAAGCCGCGTCCGAAGAAACCGCCGCGTCCGCGTGCCGAGCGCATTGCGCCACTGCCCAAGCATGAGCCTCCGAAGGGCAAAGCCTGGGAGCCATTGCTTGGCACGGTGCCACGGCCATTGATCGATCTCCGCGACGGCATGTGCAAGTGGCCTGTGACCGAAGATAGCCCATTCCTGTTCTGCGCCGCTCCGACTGCCGAAGGCAAGTCCTATTGCCAGCATCACGTCGATTGGTCTGTCGGCAAAGGAACGGGATTCGAGCAAGCGGCCATCCGTGACGCTCGGGTGATCAGCCGGATCGAGATTCGCAACGGCGAGATTGCGCGAGAAATGGCGCAAGTGTTGGCGTGAGTTTCCCCCACAATCAACACAACCCACGCGGTAATGCCTCATTTCTTCGGCGAGGCACAAGATGGTTAAAGATACCTTAAGAGGTACGGGGTAGAACAGCGTTAGTGATTTGTTAACCTAGGGGCGGCGGACTTTGACGATACCTACCAACGTGATGCTGAAGCTGGCGACTATCGGGCTCTCGAATGAGCAGGCCGAAGCCGTCGCTGACATGCTCGCGTCCGTTGAAGCGGCGACGAAGGCAGAGGCCGAAAAGCTGATCGAGCAGGGCAGAGCGAAGGCTCGCGACCGCTGGCATAAGTGGGACGAGAAGCGCCGTTATAACGTTAGCAAACGTTTGCCAACGGCTGCAAACGCTAGCCAACAACTCGCGCACACAGAAGATAGAAACTCTAATTCAGAGAACCCCCAGAAGGAAGAAAGTAAGAAGGCGGCGCGTGGAACGCGCCTTCCCGCCGACTTCGTTCCCGATATCGGTTTCGCGATATCGGAGGGGATGCCCGAGGCTCAAGCGCGGAGCGCCGCCGCGTCCTTCGTGGACTTCTGGCGAGCCAAGCCGGGAGCTGGGGGCGTCAAGCTCGATTGGCCCGCTACGTGGCGAGTGTGGGTCCGCAAGTCGCTGGAGCGCGCGCCGCGCCCGCCGCCGGCCGGCAAGGTAACGGTTCTCGATTTAGGCAAACGTCTCCTCAACGAAATGGAACAGGCAAATGCAGGGACCGACCAGCAAATTGGCGGACATCAATCGGCTCCTCTCCGGATATCCGCCGGGTAACTGGACCGACCCGGAACAGGCGCTTCGCAGCTACCTCCTCGCCGTGGACGATTATCCGGCTCAGGACGTTGAGGCCGCAGTCGTCGCGCTCATCAAGGGCGTGGCGCCCGGCGTCAATCCTGGCTTCCTGCCGCCGCCGGCCGTCGTCGGGGCCGAATGCAAGCGCCAGAACAATCTCCGCTGCGAGCGCGAGGCGCGGGACAAGCGCCTGCATCCGGCATTGCCGCCGCCCGACGTGGAGCGCACGCCGGAGTCCCGAGCTCGGGTCAAGGCGATGATTGACCAGACCGTCGCCAACCTCGCCGCGAAGTCACTGGACGATCCTGTCGAGCGTCACCGCCGCCGCATTGCCAAGACCAACGAGCGCTTCGATGCCAACCCATATTTCGAGGTTGGCGATCCCGAAGACACGGCGGACGCAGCATGACCCTCAACCGCACCAGGGCGCAGGAGATGTGAAATGGCGACCGAAGCGTGGCTTAAGTCTGATGATCCCGAGAAGTTCGCTGCCGCTGCCGTCAAGTGCGAGCACGTCGGCGGATTTTGCATCGAGGACGGCTTTTGCCATTTCGACGGAAAGTGCTTCAGGTCAGGCAGATCAGCCATGGCTAGAGCTACTTCACTGATCGAGGCGGCGAGCGAGGACGAACCGCCCGACGTTGCCGAGAACATGCGACTCGCGGCGATCCTACTCCGTCAAAACTGGAAAGCGATGAACGAGGACGTGTGAGATGGCGATTCCTCGCGATGGAAAACCAATGCTTCGTCGCCTTCGCGTGATCGAAACCGTGACCGGGCCAATCACGCAAGAGCTGCGCTACATCACGAGCGCGCAGGGATGGGTGATGTACCGCGTAAAAGGCGCCGCGCCAGCGGTGATGTCGCGCCACGAGTGGGACAAGCTGGAACGCCGTCCATGAACGGTCCCCTCGACACCCCACGCCAGTACGCCAAGCCGATAGAGGAATAGGCATGACCCGTACCCGCCTCCCGAACCGCAGAGAAGCATCTACCCTCGACCTCGTGCACATCACGCCGCAGGGCGACGAGCAGCACTTGACCATCAGTGTAGGGTTCACCGGCGCAACTGTTTCCGAGGTCTTCGTCGATGTGCCCTACCAGCAGCGGAAGTTCGCGACCGCGCTCTTGGGCAAGGACGTCGCAACGCTGATCTCGATTGCGCTCCAGCATGGCGCGTCGGTCAAGGAACTGAGCGACGCCATGGGACGGTCGGAGATGAACCGTCTCGGCAAGATTGTGGAGATGCCCCACACGATCATCGGGACCGTGCTCGGGGAGCTAGTTGCGCAAGAGCGAGCCGAACAAGATGCAGGAGGGCTAAAGCCGTGATGATGAAGCCGATGCCCCCGAACCCAGAGCTTGACCGGCTGCTTGCCGAGGCGAAGGCGAGAGGACCGCTGACGCCCGCTGAAATCGCAGCACAGCGCCGGTCATGGGTCGTTGGAGAAATGATGCTCGAACATCCTGATATGAACAACGACGAAGCCAACGCGCTCTACGACACGATGCTGCGCAACATGGGATATTCGGAGATAAAGCCGTGAAGGACGAGTGGAGAACGATCGATAGCTGTCCTGACCAGAAATGGGTGCTTGCTTGGGCTCCCGAGCACGGCACTCTTGTGGTGAAAAAGGTCGAGCCAAACGGACGCGGCGGCGAGCACGGCGACTTCGTGTGGGCCACTCCCGAGAACGATCACGCGGGATATTGGGCCGAAGACCTCGTGACCCACTGGATGCCCCTTCCCGAACCCCCAAAGGACCAACCCCATGAGTGACGGGGATATGGTGGCAGAGCCATGGGTTGAAGTTGCGAGCGGCGTTGGCGTCCCGCGCAGCGCCGTCACCGATGGCCCTGGCGTTCAGTGGAACCACATTGACGGGCCGATGCTGCATTGGGCTGGCCACATCGACTGGCTCACGTGGCGCGAGCGCTTCGCAATCTGGTTCGGCCGCGCGACCATCGACCAGATCGCATGCAAACGCTGGCCTAGATTGGCAAGAATCCGCGCCGCTCTCAACACCGGAGAGACAGAATGAGCGACATCAACCGAGTTGCTTGGCTTCACATCTACGGACAGCACTATTGGCATTCCCCTGCAACCATTCGCGGTAACCGGGAGGCGCTTCTTGCACTGAAAGCCGCCATTGATGTGGCCCTTGAAGGGTCGGAGGGCGAAGCCGTGGTGTTTGCCTCCGATGGGGAAGGGTATGCCGTCAATGTCGTCCGCGCATCGACAATGGCTGTGCTCGGTCACCCCGAATATCTCTACACGCTTGAGCATCAAATGGGGCTTCGCGAAGCCGAGCGGGAACGGGAGTTCAGATTGGCGAAGAAGAATACCGCTCCATCGCCAGAAAAGCAAACACAATCAACAGCATAACACTCTAAATCGGGGCAATATGAGCAAGGGGCGGCAGATGAACGGTGAGGCACTGATGCTGCGGGAAAGCCGAAAGGTGGACAACCCGCTGCTGACCGAAGGCGAGCGCCGGGCGCAATGGGAGCGTGAGATTGAATCCGCGCTACGCCAATCCCGGCCGGCGAGCATGGACGCGGTGAAGATATGGGCCGAGGAGAACACGCTTACCCGTATCGGCGCTCTGGCTTACATCCGGCCGCCTCGTCGGCAGCATCACCACGAAATCGCAGCCGAGACGTTCAAGGGCCTCTATGAGGAGCGTTACGGCTCTGTCGGGGGCGCGGTGGACCCGAGCAACGAACCTGTCGATACCTCGGCCGTCGCCCACGATAGCGGCATGGCCGCTCGCATCGACCGCACCGTCAAGATCGAGATGGTCGAAACCACGCTCGGCAAGCTCGTGTTCAATCGCCTCGTGGCGCACATCGTCATGGCGACACCGTGCGCGGCCTATGCCGACATTCTCCCGAGCGGCCAGCCCAACAAGCGCCAGGTGGACAAATGCGTCGAGCGGCTGCTGCAAGACTTGGACGACCTCGCAGCTCTGTGGGGAGTGCTCCCGCGTGCCGCTTGACAGCGTAACCCGGATCAGCGCACAAGGAGCAAACTGAATTCGCGCGGCTGGAGAAACCATCTCCGGCCGCGTTTGCATTTGGAGGGGTAATGGCTGAGCCTCTTCGCGTCATCACGCAGACAGAAAGCTGGCAGCAGGAAGCCAGCGAGCACGCAATCCGCCTCCTCGAGGAGTGGCTGGACAAGGCCAAGGGCGGCGAAATCGTCGCTGTAGCTCTAGTAGGCGAGGGCAGCGATGGCTTTGTGAGCCGCGCCTTCACCCGTCCGCGCAGCCGCATGACGATGATCGGCGGTCTGGCAGATATGCAGTTCATGCTCCATCGCGACATGGAACGCGAACGGTAAAGTCCCGCGACCAAGCTTCAAGCAGTCGCAAAAGGTGAAACCCACATGGCAGGCCGTCCAACGGATTACGATGCAGCCTTCTGCGACCGAGTGATCGAACTCGGCAAGGATGGCGCCAGCAAGGCTGAAATGGCCGCTGAGCTTGGCGTCGTTCGGCAGACGCTCGACAATTGGTGCGAGCAGCACCCGGAATTTATGGACGCCGTAAAGCAGGCCGTCGCCTGGTCGCAAGCCTGGTGGGAGAAACAGGGGCGCATCGCCACGTTCGGCGGGACCGAAGGCTTCAACGCCACCTCGTTCATATTCAACATGAAGAACCGCTTCCCTGCCGACTGGAAAGACAAGGTAGAGCAGGAGCAAAGCGGCACGCTCACGCACAAGATCGAGCGCATCGAGCTGGTGCCGATCACGCCGAATGTCGTCGGTTCGGATCCAGCTTCCTGAGAAGCTTGTGCCGGTCTTTTCCGGCGAGGCGATGTATCGGGGAGCGCATGGTGGCCGTGGTTCGGCCAAGACGCGCAGCTTTGCCAAGATGGCGGCCGTTCATGGCGCAAGGTGCGCTTTGGCGGGCGAGGGTGGCCTGATCGTCTGCGGGCGAGAGTTCATGAACTCGCTCGATGAAAGCTCGATGGACGAGGTGAAGGCGGCAATCGCCTCCGAACCGTTCCTGCGCGACGTGTACGATGTTGGCGAAAAGTACATCCGGACCAAAGACCGGCTGATCGATTTCGCGTTCACTGGCCTCAGGCACAACCTCGACAGCATCAAGTCCAAGTCCCGCATTCGGTTGCTCTGGGTCGATGAAGCCGAACCGGTCAGTGAGACGGCCTGGATGAAGGCAATCCCGACCGTTCGCGAGGACGGTTCGGAAATCTGGGTCACGTGGAACCCCGAGCGCAAAAAGAGCGCGACACATAAACGGTTCCGTCTCGATCCGCCTGATGGCGCCAAGATCGTGTCGCTCAACTGGCGCGATAACCCATGGTTCCCCGCTACGCTGAACAAGACGCGGATCGAGGACAAGACCAAGCGGCCGGACCAATACGAGCATGTCTGGGAAGGCGATTTCGTGACCGTTGTCGAGGGCGCTTATTTCGCCAAATCGCTGACGGAAGCCAAGGCACAAAACCGCATCGGCCGTGTTTCACGTGATCCGCTGATGACGGTTCGTGCCTTCTGGGACATTGGCGGAACAGGTGCAAAGGCCGATGCCTGTGCCATCTGGATTTGCCAGTTCATCGGCCGCGAAATTCGGGTGCTCGACTATTACGAAGCGCAGGGGCAACCGCTCGCAACGCACGTTTCATGGATGCGCGAGCGCGGCTGGAGCAAAGCCCAGTGCTTCCTGCCGCATGACGGCGCCACGCACGACAAGGTGCATGACGTTTCCTACGAGAGCGCGCTGAGAGATGCGCAGTTCGAGGTTGAGGTTATCCCGAACCAGGGGACGGGCGCGGCCAAGATGCGCATTGAAGCCGCGAGGCGCTTGTTTCCGAGCATTTGGTTCAATGCCGAGACCACGGAAGACGGCCGCGACGCGCTTGGCTGGTATCACGAAAAGCGCAGCGACGACGACCGCGAGATCGGGTTGGGGCCGGAGCACGACTGGTCAAGCCACGGCGCGGATGCCTTCGGGCTCATGTGCGTGGCCTACGAGGAGCCGCGCCAAAAGCGTTCCGATGACGAGTTCTACGGCAATCATCGGGGCGCAGGCTCCTGGATGGGGTGATCTGATTGGCTGACGACGATCTCCTCAAGGAAGGCCGCGAAAAGTTCGGGCTGGCGCAGGATGCGGAAAACGACAACCGCGCCGCGTTCGAGTTCGACATGCGCTTCGGTCGCCACGAGGAACAGTGGCCGGCAGAGATCAAGGCGCAGCGCGAGCGTGACGGCCGGCCGTGCCTCACGATCAACAAGCTCACCGCGTTCTCCCGTCAGGTCGTCAACGACGCCCGGCAGAACAAGCCGTCGATCAAGGTGCACCCGGCGGACAGCGGGGCCGATCCGGATACGGCGGAAGTCATCAACGGGCTGATCCGCAACATCGAGTACACCTCGAACGCCGATGTTGCTTACGACACGGCGGTCGATAATGCCGTCAACGGCGGATGGGGCTATATCCGCGTCGGGCTCGACTATGCCTATGACGACAGCTTCGACATGGACCTGACCATCGAGCGCGTGGCCAATCCGCTGTCGGTCTATGGCGACCCGAACAGCACTGAGGCGGATTCCTGCGATTGGCTCGACGCCTTCGTGGTTGATCGGCAAAGCCAGGACCAGTTCAAGGCGCAGTACGGCAAGACCAAGACGATTGCCGATTGGGACGATAGTTCGTGGTGGGACGAGACCTGGCGCGAACAGAACGACGTGCTCGTGGCCGAATGGTGGCACCGCGAGGAATCGGAAATCCAGATCGCGCAGTTCCTCAACGTCCAGACCGGCGCATTGCAGACGTTCAGCGTGCCGGACATCGAGGAAGACGAGGACATCCAGCTCGCATTGGCCGCCGGACTTTTGCAGTTCAAGCGCCAGCGCACCGGCAAGACCTATAAGGTCGAGCAGCGCATCATGACTGGCGCGGAAGTCATCCGCGTCAACAAGTGGGCTGGCTGCTACATTCCGATCATCCCGGTCTATGGCGACGAATACAACATCAAGGGCAAGCGCTATTTCCGCTCGCTGATCCATCCGGCCATCGACGCGCAACGACAGTTCAACTACTGGCGCTCGGCCTCCACCGAACTCGTAGCGCTCGCTCCCAAAACCCCGTTCATCGGGCGCAAAGGGGCGTTCAACAGCGACATCGACAAGTGGAACACCGCCAACAAGGTTTCGCACCCATTCCTCGAGTATGACGGCGCCGATCCACCGCAGCGCCAGCCGCTCGACGTAGGTCCGGCAGCCGGGGCGTTGCAGGAAGCGCTCAACGCCGCCGACGACATGAAATCGACCATCGGGCTCTACGATGCCTCGCTCGGGGCGCGCTCGAATGAAACCAGCGGCGTAGCCATCAATGCCCGGCAGCGGGAAGGGGACGTGTCAACGTTCCACTTCATCGACAACATGACGCGCGCCATTCGGCATACGGGCCGCGTGCTCATCGACCTCATCCCCAAGGTCTATACCGGCGAGCGCATCATCCGCGTGCTCGGAGAAGACGGTAAGCCGCAGAACGTTCCGCTCGGTCAGCAGTACCAGAAGACCAACCCCAAGACCGGCCAGCCGATGACGCAGCCGCAGATGGGGCCGAACGGCCAGCCGATGAATGGCCCGGACGGCAACCCGTTGATGCAGCCGATCCTCGCCATGCACGATTTCAGCGTGGGCAAGTACGACCTCACGGTGCAGGCCGGTCCGAGCTACACGACACAGCGCGAGGAAGTCGTCGCCAGCATGACGGCGCTGATGCAGGCGTATCCGCCGGCCGCGCCCATCGTTGGCCCGGAAATGATCCGCAACCAGGATTGGCCCGGCGCCGAGAAAATGGCCGACAAGCTTGAGGCCATGGCCGACAACCAGATTCCGCCGCAGGTGCAGAACCTCATCGAGCAGGGCAAACAGCAGATCGCGGACCTGATGGAGAAAAACCAGCAGCTCACCGCCAAGGTGCAACAGCTTACCGCGGACAAGAGCGCCGCTCTGGCCAAGGTGCAACAGGCCGAGTTCGACAGCCAGCGCAAGGCTGCAACCTCGCAAGCCGACAACGCGATCAAGGCCAGCACAGCGCAGGCCAATCTCGATATTCAAGGCTATGACGCCGAAACCCGGCGCATTGCCGCACTCGCATCTGCGGTTACGGCCATCACGCCGCCGCCGATCACCAACGCGGACGCCCCGCGCACTTAACCACCTCACCAATCCGACAAGGAAGTGAACGTCTATGGAAGGCGAACAGCCGACTATTGCCGAGTCCGAACAGGCCGTGCCTGCAATCGGTGCCGAGCAGGAAGTAGAGACCGGAGAAACCGAAAAGCCAGTCGATCTCCAGCAGCCGGAAGGCCAAGCTGAGATTGAGCCGGAGGAAGATGACGGCCTCGATGAACTCGACTTCGGGTTCAAGAAGTACCGCGTTCCCAAGGAGCTGAAGCAGGACGTTGAAAACTGGCGTGCTGCGACCACCAAAAAGGAACAGTCCGTTGCCGAGCAGCAGAAGGCACTTGAGACCGCTCGTCTCAAACAAGCCGAGGCGTCTGACGCCGAACTCGATGCACGGGCCAACCTCAGGACCGTAAATTCCGAGCTCGACCGCCTCAAGGAGTTCGACTGGACCCGCTATCAGCAGGCCCGCCAAGTCGATCCCATGGGCGCGGACGAAGCCTGGAACTACATTCAGCATCTCAAGGGCCAGAAAGCCGATCTGGAAGGCACTATCGGCAAAGCCACGCAGGAGAGGACTCAAGCCGCGCAGCAGGACCTTGCCAAGCGCGTCGAGCAAACCACTTCCGAGGCGACCAAGATCATCCCCGGCCTGAAGGCCGAAGCCGTCGCAGGCAAGATCAACGAGCTTGTCTCTTTTGCACAGTCCGAGGGTATCCCGGAGCAAGTGCTGAAGGACATGTGGAGTCCAACGCTCCTCAAGCTGTTGCATCGCGCACAGGTCGGCCATCTCGCCATGCAGAAACAGGCAACCGCCGCACCAAAACCGGCAGTGCAGCAACCGACTCTCGTTCCACTGGAGAAGGTTGCCGGCAAATCTACTCCCGGCGCCAGCAAGAGCATCGGTGACCTCGCCAAGAGCGGGGACATGGACGCTTACGTTGCCGCCCGAAAGGCCGGCCGGGTGCGGTAACACCCAACAGCTTTCGCGTCGTGACGACGCCAAGGCCCAGCGCTCCCGAGGGAGCCAGAAGGAACCCTAAATGTCCAATACTACGCTCACCGCGAGCATCATCGCGGCTGAGGCCGTGTCGATTCTCGAAAACGAACTCGTCATGGCCAAGCAGGTCTTCCGAGGCTACGAGGACGACTTCGACAAGAAGGTCAACGGCTACAACGTTGGTGAAACTATCACCATCCGCCGTCCGACCGACTTCACCGTGCGCGACGGCGCGACTGCCACAGCGCAGGACGTGACCGAAGGCTCGGTCACCATGACGCTGAACAAGCGCAAGGGCGTTGACTTCAGCTTCACGTCGCAGGACCTGACCACCAAGATCAGCGATCTTTCCGAGCGCGTGATCCAGCCGGCCATGGTCCAGCTCGCCAACCAGATCGATTCCGACCTGTGGGCGCTCTACAAGGACATCCCGAATTGGGTTGGCACTCCCGGTCAGGTCATCAACTCGTTCGCGGACTTCGCTCTTGGCCCGCAGCGTCTCGACAACGGCGGTGTCCCCTCTGATGGTCGTTCGGCAGTCCTTTCGCCGGATGATACATGGGCCATGTTGGGCTCGCAGACCGCGCTCTACATTCAGGGTGCGAACAGCGGCGCTTACCGCAATGCCGACCTCGGCATGATCGGCGGCGTGTCCACCTTCTCGTCGCAGAATGCTCCAACCTTCACCACGGGCTCGGACCTTGGCGGCACGGTGGGTGCATCGATCACCTCGGCCACCACGACTTACGCCTCGGTCAAGGACACGAACCAGCAGACGATCACCACCTCCTCGGTGTCGTTCGTGCAGGGCGACGTGTTCACCATTGCCGGCGTGTATGACGTGAACCCGGTGACGAAGGCTCCGCTGTCCTACCTCAAGCAGTTCGTGGTCGTTTCGTACTCCTCGAACTCCGCAGTGATCTCGCCGGCCATCATCTGGTCCGGCGCGTTCCAGAACGTCTCGGTGCAGGGCGTGACCGACCTCAACGGGCAGGCCATTACCGGCGTCGGCACGGCGAGCACGGGCTACCGGCAGAACCTCATCTTCCGCAAGAACGCCTTTGCGCTCGTGACCAAGCCGCTCGTCTCGCCTCCGGGCGCTGTCGATGTGGGGCGCCAAGCCTACAAGGGCCTCAACGTCCGCGTGATCCCCGTCTATGACGGCATCAACGACAAGAGCCTGTGGCGTCTCGACGTTTTGTATGGCGTTCGTACCATTGATGCACGCCAAGCTGTTCGTATCAGTGGAAGCTGATAAAAAGCAGTAGGTCACTAACCGCCAAAGTGATAGGTTTAAGCCATCACTTTGGCGGGGATGTAGAATGGCGATTTGCTCAGTAGAAGGTTGCACCAAAACTGCGATAGCGAGGGGGTGGTGTTCTGCCCATTACACTCGCTGGAAGAAGCACGGCGATCCGCTCACCGTGAAGCAAGAGCAGTTTCACGGCCTATCCTTGGCAGGACGGCTCATGGCGCGGTGCGTCAAGACCCCGACCTGTTGGGAATGGACGGGGAGCGCTGACAAGCGGGGCTATGGGCGGCTCAATATCGGCGAGGTGCCGATGTTGGCGCACAGGCTTTCATGGCAGGCGTTTCGTGGGCCGATTCCTGAGGGCGCGCATGTGCTTCATCGCTGTGACAACCCAAGATGCATCCGTCCGGAGCATCTGTTCTTGGGCGATCACGCCATGAACATGGCGGATAAGATGGCGAAGAAGCGCCATCGTTACGGTGTGTCCCGAGGTTCTGATCACGGCATGGCTCGTCTCAACGAGGCCCAGGTACGTGAAATCCGAGCGTCGAGCGGCCCATCTCGCATAGTAGCAGAAAAGTATGGGATTTCCGGGCGGCAAGTCCGGGACATCCGCACCGGCAACTCGTGGAAACACGTCACCCCAAATCCTCATTGAAAGGAACTCAACATGGCTATTGGCAAGCAGCTCTCCGACGGCAACAGCGACGGCACGTCGCTGGGCCAGTCGGCTACCGACAAGGTGAGCCTTTACGGCGTCACTCCCGTTGCGCAGCGTACCTCTACCGTGCTGGCGTCGTCGCTCCTCAGCGCGTCGTCCTATGTCACGGTGGGCTCGAACACGGCGGCTATCGTGCTCGAAATCAGCAACGCCCTCGTGGCGCTCGGCGCGATCAAGACGGCCTGATGAAGGTCGTCGTCGCGACCCCAAGTCTCGCCGGGGTGACGGAGCCGTACAAACAGGCTCTCGCCGCCTCGGCGCCCATTCTCGAACAGGCCGGCCTCGAAACCAGCTTCGTCCAGGAGTTGGGCAATCCCTATATCAGTGCCGCGCGGGCCACGATGCTCCGCAAGGCGCTCGATGGACAGGCCGATGTGGTCGCGTTCATCGACTATGATCTGAGCTGGCGGCCTGACGATCTGCTCAAGCTCATCGAGACCGAGGGCGAAGTCGTCGCCGGCACCTATCGGTTCAAGAAAGACGACACCGAGTTCATGGGCGGCTGGAACACCGATGCAACTGGCCGTCCGGTGCTTCGTGACGACGGGTGCATCAATGCCACTCGTGTCCCGGCGGGGTTTCTCAAGGTCACGAAAGAGGGCGTGGACAAGTTCATGCGGGCCTATCCCGAGCTGATTTACGGCTCGGCCTACAGCCCCTCCATCGATCTGTTCAACCACGGCGCCATCGATCACGTCTGGTACGGCGAGGACTACGCCTTCTCGAAACGCTGGACCGAAAAGTGCGGTGAAATCTGGTTGGTGCCAGATTTGGAACTGACGCACCACTCTGACGACAAAGCGTATCCCGGCAATCTCCATGAGTGGCTGATGCGCCAGCCCGGCGGCGCGAAGGAGGGGCAACCATGGCCCTAGACACCTACGCCGATCTCCAATCCGAAGCCACGGACTGGATGGAGCGTTCGGAACAATCCGGCAAGGCAACGACCTGGATTCAACTGGCCGAAGCGCGGCTCAATCGCGAGATTGGGGCAGTCGAGACCGACGCGACCCTCACGGGCACGCTCAACAGCAACGTCATCGATCTGTCCGCGTATGCCATCGTCGCTCCATTGGCGCTGTTTCTGGCGCAGACCGGCTTTGACGAACGGCCGGTGCAGTTGCAGGCGGCGGGGACGTTCCCCTTTCTCGTTACCGCAGGCTATCCCGCGCAGGCCTCGATTGACGGAACCGACCTCAAGTTCAACCGTCCCTTGGACATCGCCTATCCGTTCCGCCTCCGCTATCAGGAGCGGTTCGCGCTGTCGGATTTGGTGACGACCAATTGGCTCCTGACCAACCATCCCGACGTGTATCTTGCGGCCACGCTGATGTGGGGCGCGGGATATAACGAGGCATGGGCCAACGGGGCGGCATGGAAGGCCATTCTTGACGAGGCAATTCCTTCGATCAAGAGCCAGATTGCACAGAACAAGCGCGGCGTTTTGAGGGTCGATGATGCGCTGCTCAAGCCGGCGCGACCGACCTATGCGCAAATGCTGGCCGGGCAGTACTAAGTGCAGTTCCCCTATAGCCAGTTCGGCCCGGATCAGGGCGACCTCTCAGCGGGGTTCCTGACTCAGTGCGACGGCGTACAGCCGCTTGCGCCCGGTAATGGGTTCGGGCCGTTTCCCTCGCTCAGCGTGAGCGGAACGGCAACCGCTCCATCCGGTGGCGCGCCGCGCGGGCTGGTCTCGGGCCAGAAGAAAGACGGCACGTGGTACGTCTATGCCGCGACGGCAACGACGATAGAGGCCAAGCAGTCCGACGACACATGGTCCACTGCGGATAGTGGGTTGTCGATCACGCAGGGCGATGATCGGTGCTTTCTGCCGTTCGGAACGAAGCTTTGCTACACCGACACGACGCAGGGGCTTCGCTATCTCGATGTTGAGGCTGGGGGATCTGCGACCGCTGTTTCCGGTGTGGCGCCGCGCTGGATACTGGAATGCGGCAACATGGTCTTCGGCCTCGATTGCCTCGATCAGACTACCGGCCTCAGGAATAATCGGCTGATCCGCTCCAGCAAGTTCTCGGATCAGACCGCATGGACCGGGCCGGGCTCCGATGCGCAGCCATTGGAGGGCGGTGGCGCGCTGATCTGGGGCGGCAAGCTGACCGACACCACGGCGCTCGTGTTGCAGGAAGATGCCGTCAAGCTCATCCAGGTGGGCAATGTCGGCGGCGGTGCGCTGTGGGGCCTGCAAACGGTCTCGGAAAAGTTCGGTGCGGTCGGCGCAAAGTCCTGTGCGGTGTTCGATGGTACGGCGTATTGGTTCGCGACGGACGGCTTCCGCCGCTTCTCGCAGGGTGGGGGCCTTGAGCGAATCGGGGCCGGGCTTGTCGATCAATGGTTCCTTGCTCGTGTTGATCAGTCCGACCTCTCGTTGATCCAGTGTGCGGTTGATCCGTTCCGCAAGAATATCCTGTGGCGCTACAAAGGCCCGAATGCCAGTGGAACAACGGTCTTTGGCGACATTATCGGCTTCAATTTCGCGTTCAACCGCTGGTTCACCCTCACCGTCAACACCACGTATCTGGGCTATACGGCAACTCCCGGTGTGACGTGGGACACCTATTCCGGCACTTGGGACGCGGCGACCGCAACCTGGGATTCGCGTGCTCTACAAGGTGGCCAGCCGATCTTCGGCGCCATGAACGTGGATTACAAGTACGGCAACTTCGCCGGCATGAGCATGGCGGCGACGATTGAGACAGCCGTTGCCGATAGTCCTGTCTCCTCGCTGATTTCGAATGCCACGCCAAAGGACGACAGCCCGGACGGGACGTTGCAGCTCGGGGTGAGAAACTCCATGAGCGATGCGACGACGTGGAAGACCGGCAACGCGAAACAGGCGAGTGGACGTGTTCCGCTTCGTGGCCGGGGCAAATACATCGCCTTTCGTCGCAACATCCCTGCGGGCTCCACGTGGGCGAGCGCCAAGGGTGTTGATTTCGTGCAGTCGGCAGCGGGTGGGCCGCGATGAGCCAATTCACCCTTGGCGGTTCGCTGCAGCCTGAGGCAATTGTCAGGCTCACCGACAACACGCTGACCAATATCTACACCGCAGCGGGAGCCACCGCGATTTCCTCCATCATCTGCGCCCCAAACTCAGGCACTCCGGTTTGTACGCTATCCGTGGTCGATGAAAGCGGGACGGCGCGGGTATTGTGGACTGGAACGACGCCGTACATCTTCAACGAGTATTACCCGCTTCCGGCTCGGTACTCCATCAAGGCGCAGTCGGACAATGCGTCCGGTCACGTTGACGTGCACCTGACCCACGCAGTTCCGGCGGCAGCCAGCCAGCGGTAATGATCGCTCCCGAGTTTGACGATCCGCCGACCGTGTTTCCCTACACGGTGCGGATACCTGACGTTGGCGAAGGCCGGATGCTGCTCGAAGTCTATGGCAGCGGCGATTTCATGGTGTGCGGCGTCCGCGAGCTGTGGGGTTTCATCAACCTGCCGCCCAAGGCTTGGCTCGAAACCGTCCGCAGGCAAATGCGCAACATCGAGCAGATGGCCAAGGAAAGCGGCGTCACCGAAATGCGGGTCGCGGGCCGCAGTTGGGCTCGCATCTTGCCGGATTACGAGCCGTTCGATGGCGTGAAGAACGGACTTAGAAAGGCGCTCTAGGCTATGGGCAGCACGACCACAAACGCGACGACGCAGACCTCCGGCTCGTCCAACCCCGATGTCAACGCGACAGCTTCGACGCTGGCGCAAAAGCTCGGCGGCTTGGCCAACCAGACCGCGCCGTTCTTCAACCAGAGCACCTATCAGCCTGCGGGTTCGACCACGCAGAACAGTTGGGCGACCGCGCTCTCGGCTGCGGACAATCCGAACTACACCAGCAGCATCAACGGAACCATTGGCTCGCTCGGAAATATCGCCTCGGGCAATGACTTCGGGACCAATGATCCGACCTATGCCGCACTCCGGGCGAAGAACACACAGGATGCGCTCGACGCGGTAGGCAGCCAGTTCACCAACTCGGGTCGATTCGGCGGCGACAGTTACGCAAGGGCAGCCGGTGAGGGCGTTGCCAATGCTCTCGACCAGCTCGACTACACCAATTACCAGAACGACCAGCAGCGCCAGCTTGCGGCCGCTCAGATGCTCCCGCAGGCATATCAGGCCGGGCAACTCCCGGCTGAAATTCAGGCTGGCGTCGGCTCGGCACAGGACCAGAACCAGCAAGGCATCCTGAGCGGGCAGGCCGATCTCTACAATCGGCAGACGCAAGCACCGCTCTCGTGGTTGCAGGGCATTACGAGCGCTGCTGCGGGCAATGCGGCCAGCGCTGGCCAGACGCAGACCAGCTCGACGCAGGTTCCATGGTGGATGGCCGGGCTCGGGGCTCTCTCGACTGGCGCCGGTATCTACGGCGCGTTCAAGTAAGGGCTGATCATGGCTTCTCCTTTCGCCCCAACTCCGATGCCCACGCCGAATTGGTTGCAGCCAGTGGTCTCATCCCCCGGCGGCGCTCCGGCTGCGTGGTACGACCCAAGCCAGTGGGGATCGACGCTGAGCGGCATCGGGGATGGTCTCAGCCAGCATTACGACACGTTGCTTGGGCTCGGCGGCGCGCTTCTGTCGGGCAATCTCGGCAATATCGGTCCGGCGCTGGCATCGGGTGCAGAAGCTGACCGTTCGCGCAACCTCCAGAATTATCAGCTTGGCCTTCAGGCTCAGCAGCGCAACGCGACGGCCGATTGGGCGCGCAAGAACGGCTATGGCGAGTATGCCGACGCCATCGAGGCCGGCGCGATCAGTGGAGCGGATATCTTTAACCTCATCAATAAGCAGACTGTCGTTCCGAACGGCTCCAGCGTCATCAACGGCAAGGGCGATGTGGTTTCGTCGCCCGGTGCTGGCTTTGCCGGCAATGACCTTAAGTCGCAAGCGTGGAACACCATCCTGCGGGGGCAGGGCGATCAACAGGCCATGTCGTCGCCACAGTACAAAGCGGCGTGGGCCATCGTCACCGAACCGACGATGACGCCGCAGGGCATGATGCAGCCGAATATCCCGGGCGGCTGGGCTCCGATTGATCTGGCTGCCGGCACTCCTGGTCCATCGGCCGCCCCGCCCGTGTCGGCTGCACCGGTCACCATCGGTGCGCCGCAGGGCTCCGATGTGGCACCGATCGGCTCGCTGGCGACCGCGCCAGATGCGTTCCCGAGCATTAACCCATCGCGACCGCCAACCCGGGGGCCGGGCATAATCCCCGGGACGCAGCCATTTAACGAATCTCAAGGGCGCACGACGTTCCTTGCCAACAGCGCGACTCCAGACCTCAAGCGCGTGATCGACGGCTATCCAGCGCTGATGAACACCAAGGATCAGTTGCTCCAGAAGGTCTCTAACCTCGATCCGACTGGCTTGGCGCGCGCCGCGCAAGACCCAGCTTACAAGCAGGCCAAGGACGCCATGAGCAATGACATGGTGAACCTGCTCTATTTCGCCTCGGGCGCGAACATCAACAAGGACGAGTGGTCCCGCAAGGTAGAGGCTTATCTGCCGGCATTGGGCGATGACCCACAGACGGCGGTGAACAAGCTGGACCGCTTCGCGAATGACGTTTTGACCCTCGCCAATTCGACCAAAGACCCCGACACGATTGCATGGGCTCAGCAGGCCGTGAGCGGCATCCAAAACACCGAAAAGACGATCCTGAGCGGCGGCAAGCAGCCTTTGAGCGGCAAGACCTCGACTGGCGTCCCTTGGAGCCTGAATTAATGGCGACCCTCACCATCGGCAACCAGTCTATTACGGTTGACGATAGCTTCCGCAACCTTTCGCCGGCTGATCAGCAAAAGACGGTCGATGAAATCGCGGCCTCGCTGAACGTGCAGGGAAGCAACTCTCCTTCGACGCCGCCGGCCGGGGCCGTTCCGGGCGATCAGGCGTACAAGGATTGGGCGATTGCGCAGGCTAAGGCCGGCAGGCCGCTCCCGATGGTCAGCAAGACCACCCCGACGCTCACCGATCCTCTTTCGCAGATTTCGGCCGGGACAGCGGCTGCCGCGAATTCGGTTCCTATCGCCGGCCCGATGCTGCTCAGCGGGCTGGAAAGGGGCAGGGCTGCCGTACAGACGGCATTAGGCCACCCGATGACGCAGCAGGGTGTGGCCTCGGAAACCCAGCAGCTCCAGAACGCAAATCCGGTTGCAACGACTATCGGCGGCGTCACGGGCGCGACACTCCCGTTCATGCTGGCTCCGGCGTTGCCGCTTGTGGGCGGTCTCTCGGCGCGCGCGCTTGGCATGGTGGGCTCGTTGCCTGCCCGGATGGCGCTTGGCGGCTTGTCGGGGGCAGCCATCGGAGGCGCTGACAGTGCTGTCCGTGGCGGCGATACTCGAGACGTGGTGACCAATGCAGCCCTTGGCGGCGTCCTTGGCGGCGCTCTGCCGGCGGTGGAGCGCGGTGTTTCTGGCGTTCTCTCGCGCGTCACTGGACAGGCTATACCCAAGGAAGCGCAGAACCTCGCCCGGGCCATGCGCGACGACAAGATCGATCCGACGACCGTCAACCAGCAGCTTTCAGCGCTCGGTCCAGACTCCATGGTCATGGACCTCGGGCCGAACCTCCAGCGTCAGGCTGGCGCAGTCGCCTCAATCCCAGGCGCCGGACAGACGGCCATCCGTGACGCGGTTGCGGCGCGCGGAGCCAATGCATCGGCCCGGGTGACCAATGACGTGGCGCAGACCATCGGGCAGGCTCCAGATCTAGACACGCTCAAGGCGCAGATCGTTGCGAACCAGAAAGCCGCTGCCGATCCGCTCTATGCCGCTGTTCGCGACAAGCCAGTTCCGATCCAGGGCAACCTCAAGTTCGTGCAGCAGACGCCTATGGGGAAGGCCGCTTTTCACGACGCGCTCAATTCCGCGAAGAACGACGGCTACGGCTACCAGAACGGCCCGACCGTTGGTCTCATGGACTATTGGAAGCAGAACCTCGATGACATGGCCACGACCTACGCGAGGCGCGGCATGAACAATAAGGCGCGTCAGGCTGGCAACCTTGCTCGGTTGGTGCGCACCAGCACCGATAAGGTCGCGCCCGGCTACGCAGCCGCCCGGGATGCCTTTGCAGGCCATGCACAGGTGCATGACGCCGTGGACAACGGCACGACAGCCTTCACCAAGGATACGACGCCGACGCAACTCGCGAACCAGCTTCGCGCCATGTCTCCGAGCGAGCGGGACGCCTACCTCCAAGGCGCGCGCTCCTACGTCGAAAGTCAGATGGGCAATGCGGTCAACGACGCCCTTTCGCTGCGCAACATGTTCAAACGCAACTACAATGAGCAGAAGCTTCGCCTAATCCTTGGAGATGGCCCTGCCAATGACCTGATGGCGCGGATCAACCGCGAAGCTGTATTCGGTAAGACCGCCAATGTCGTCTCCGGCAACAGCGAGACCGCCAGCCGGCAAGCTGCGCAGGCAGAAGTAGCACCGGAACTTGGCCGCGCACCGCGCCCGCATAGCGTCACCACGCTGGGCCTTGTGCTTTCGGCTTTCGACAATGCCCGGGCGAAGCTCCACGGTTACAACCAGCCGCGCATTAACGCCAACATGGCCGATATGCTCGCTTCCGGCCGGCTCAATCCGGCGCAGATCAACCAGATTACCCGGGGCAGTCTCCCGCAGATTCCGGGTGCGCTCGCTCGCGCCACTCCGGGCATTGCGCAGTACGCGCGCCAGCCGGTCTATATCACTGTCAACGGCGGGAATTAGTCGAAGCGCTTGAGCCACGCGCCGACCAGCACGCCGAAGGCGAAACAGCAACCGCCGACGACGCTGATCAGCATCACAGGGGAAATATCGGCCCGGTTCCACCAAGCGAAGCCGATCCAGAAAGCGCAGATGGCTCCCGCGTATGGGAAGGCGAAGCGAAAGTCGTCTCGGTTGAGCCAGCGGCCGCGCTTCGTCTGCACCCGGTAGTCATCGGGCTTTAGCTCGATCTCGGGCATCACATGCCTAGGTCCGTACTCGGCAGCGGCGGGGAGTCGTCGCGCCAGCATACCTGCGGTTGCATTGTCACGTAGATCACGGCCAGTGACCACTGCTGCGGCGAAAGTT